CATCCTCCAGCATCAGAACGCCACGATTCCCCGAACCGATGGCTGGACCGAAATCGACGCTGCGGACCCCTCAGACATCGGCGGAACCTACGTATGCGACGTGGCGCGGTTGTGGGGCGGCAATGGCGTCCCGGACATCTCCGAGGCCGTGCAGGGGGTAACGACCGCCGATTGCAACTTTTGGGCCACGATTGACGGCGTGATTCATCGCGCGCCGAAAATCATCCAATACTTCATCGTGCGGGACGGGGATGGCGTATGCGTCTACTTCCCACCCTCGAAAACGATGCTCAGGCTGGGCAATCGTGCCCCCAACAGCAACCCTCTTGCCGGGGATGGCGGATGCGGTCCCGTACTCCTCGAAAAAGCGTACGCCTACATCAACGGCGGCTATGCCAACATCAATGAGACGAATCCCAACCTGACCGCGCTGCGATTCGGATTCCACACGAATGCTGTTTTCTCGTTCGACCCGGTGACCTTCAAGCCTCGCACCCCGCTGCAATTCGCGCAGGCGTGCGCCGATGTCCTCGCCAAGGGATTCCCTGGTCGCATTGACACCCTCGCTACCAATTTCTCCCCCCTGGTGGCGCAGCATTCATACGAAGTGGTTTCCGTGGATGCAACCACCGGGGTATTCACGCTGCTCAACCCGTGGAACATTGACAACCCGAATACGCCGGCGAATGAGCGGCTGGTAACGATTACCGCCGAGCAGTTCCTGCGGATTTCGTCGGTCATGCCTTATGTGGATGCGTTTGGAATTAAAGGAGCATAAATGGGATACCGCACCGCACAAGCCGCGATCGCCGCCGCCACCCTGGCGGACGCCGATGCCGCACTCGCCTATGCCACCGAGACGGTCTACACCGTGCGGCAGGTTTTCGTATCGTACCTGCAGGTAAGGGGCGCATTGGGGCAGGCCAAGGCGGACGCCATCGACGCGGTCCTTAAGACTGAGGACCCCAACGCGGAGCGCATCTTTTTCACCACGGGCATCGATCCCAACTTTGCCGAGTCGATCCCGTTCCTGGCGGCGCTGCCGGCGGCGACCGGCGGCGTGGTCACCGACGCCGACTGCGACCTGATCCGCAATTTTGGCCGCACTGCCCGCGGGCCGCGGTACCAGGCGGACTGGGGCCTGCTGGCGTTTGATGCGGACACCGTTACCAACCTCGACGCGCTGGCGACGTGGGAAGGCAACATGGAGGCCTTGCGGCAGCAGCTCTCGGGGTTTGTCGCCTGGGCGATGAACGAAAAGATCGGCCCCGCCGCTCCCGGTTCCGAGGTCCCGACCATTGACGATCTGCTCACCGATTTCAAGGCGCTCTGATGTCCATTTCAGTCGATACCGTTTTCGAGGTCCGCTCCACTGGTAGCGATACCAATGGCGGCGGCTTTGTCGCGGGCTCAGGCACCGACTACAGCCAGCAGGACTCGGCACAGGCCAGCGGCACGAATCTGGCCGTAGACGCCACGACCAATACCAAAGTCACCAGCGCCTCGCACTCGTTTGTCGCCGCAGACGTGGGCAACCTGATCAACATCAGTGCGGGGACGGGATTCACCACCGGCGTCTACCAGATCGTATCGGTATCCAGCGGGGCGGCAAACCTCGACCGATCGCCGGCCGCCACTTCCACAACTGGCGGGACATGGGCGATGGGCGGGGCACTGGCGACGCCGGCACAAGCCGAGTCGCTTCGCGTGTCTGGAAACACCGTCTATCTTAAAGGGTCTTTTACCCTCAGTTCGGCCCTCAGCATCAACAAGGGCAGCGCCAGCGGCCGCTGGTCGCGATGGATCGGTTACACCTCCACGCGCACCGATGGCGGACGGGCAACCTTCAAGGCGGGGGCGGATTCGATTAACCTCATCAGCCCCGGCGCCAGCTTTACGGAAGTTGAACTTCGCAACATCCTCCTGGATGGAAATGGGCATTCCTCGATCAATGGCTTTTTCAACACCAGCAACGGCGGGCCGTCGAACATCATCAATTGCCGGGCGATCAACATGGTCACCGGTTTCCAAAACCGGCAGGGGAACGTCCTGTTCCTGGACTGCTCGGCCGACACCTGCAGTTCCTACGGCTTCGCGCGGGACACGGGCAATGATTACATCACCGCCCGATGCTTCGCTTACAACTGCGGAGAGGGCTTTCACGTTGGCCGCATGGCGGTGGACTGCATCGCCGATTCGTGCGGCACGGGCTTTGAAATCGAATCGCCAGGCATGGTTGTCCGCTGCATCGCCCGCAACTCCACCACTTATGGCTTTTACTGCACATCAAACTCCGAAGGAACGATCCTTCTCAATTGCCGCAGCTACAACTCCTCCGGCACGCCGATTCATTACAACCACGGCAACGCGCCTTTCGGGCAGCCGACGCGCGGGGTGACCGTGGCGGATTGTGCCGCAGGCGGCACAGGAACGGTCTCGGCCAACATTCACGCCGACAATTTCCCGGGCTTTGTGACACTGACCGGCGATCCTGACACGGCGCCCGCCAGCAAGAATTACGCCCCCAACACGACCGCCGGGGCGGGTGCGGCCGTGCGTGGAAAATCGATCGTGTACGCCGACACAGGCACCACGGGGTATCCCGATATTGGGGTGCAGCATCAGGACGCCGGCGGCGGCAGCACGGTCATTGTTATTGAGGATGATTGAATGGCACGCAAGATCATTACCAAGGCGGCTACCAGCCAGCTCGATGAATTCCTCATGCGGGACTCGACAACCGGCGCTCCCAAGACCGGCCTGCTCTATAGCGACATCACCTGCAAATACGTGCGCGAGGGTGGTTCGTCTGAATCGACAGTTACGATGGCGACCATGACGCTTGGCACGTGGGCCAGCGGTGGATTTATTGAGTTCGGCAGCAGTGGGCGATTCCAGTTTGGTATCCCCAATGCAGCTTTGGCCAGTGGCGCGAACAGTGTCAAGTTTACCTTTGCGGCCACGGGCTGCATCACAAAGGAAATCTCCTACCAGCTCTCGGCAGTAGACATCCAGGACGCTGTGCGTTTGGGCCTGACGGCCCTCCCCAATGCGGCTGCGGCTGCATCGGGCGGGCTTGTGGTCATTGGCACGACCGCCAATACCTTTAAGTCGGACTCATCGGCCCAAGTCACCGCTGCCAGCGTTCAGGGCAACGTAACGGGAAGTGTTGCATCGGTCAGTGGGAATGTAGGCGGGAACGTGGTTGGATCCGTTGCCAGCGTTACTGCGGGCGTCACTGTCAGCACGAACAACGATAAGACCGGCTACACCCTCACGGAGGCATTCCCGACAAACTTCTCGGCGCTTGCAATCACTGTGGGCGGAGCTGTTACGGCCGGGACGGTTTCTGACAAGACCGGATACGCCCTCACGGCGGCTTACGATTTGGCGAAAACAGCCACCCAGGCTGGCGACGCCATGACCCTCACCTCCGCCTACGATGCGGCTAAGACGGCTGCGAAGGCTGGGGATGCGATGGCGCTCACCACCGATGAGAGGACGGCCACAGCGACTGCTGTATGGGCATCGGCGACACGCACGCTTACCAGCTTCGGCACGCTGATCAATGACATTTGGGCATTTTCCAAAGCAACTGTTGCCGCGATGGCTACCACGACGATTGGGCGGTATTTGTATGATACGGTGGGGAGTGGGGGAGGGAGCACAACCGTCAACGTTCTTCCAGTTGCCTCAACGGTGTCCGCAGGTGAAGTGACTGGCACGAGTCTCATCGCCTACCAAAATCAAACGATTACCTACACCTTTGGGATTGTGGACAGCAATGGCGATCCGGTTGACCTGTCCACGAAAGCAGTGGCCTTCTACGCCGCGCTGAAGGGAAGCCAGAACACCCCAATCATCACTCGCGATTCGGATGGCAATGGCATCACTATTGGCGGCAACGATGGGAACTCGGTCGCAGTTGCCTTGACCGACACGCATACGGCCAGCATCGCCAATTACGTCTACAGCCTCTGGAACACCACGGATGACATGCCTTTGGCGAAGGGGCAACTGAGCATCCAGGCGATACCGCAGGAGGTAGCCTGATGCCCAACCGCCCGCCCATCCACGGAGCCGCCCAGCGGGCGCAGAGACGCGTGGCCTACGACAAGGCACGCATTGCAGACCGAGAATTCTATTGGTCGCGTGCATGGCGAAGCGTTCGGAAAAGCGCCCTTATTCGGGATTGCTGGACATGCCAAGTGTGCCGACGTGTTCTTGGGGAAAGTGGCGATGCCGAAGTTGACCATATCAAGCCTCGCCGATTGTTCCCTTTGCTGGCTTATGAACTTTCAAATTTAAGAACGCTTTGCGAAAGCTGCCACAGCAAAAAAACCGCGATAGAAGATGGAGGGTTTGGAAGATGAAGTGCAGATGCAGGCGATGCATGAAGATATTTACCCCAAAAGAATCTAACAGAACGACGTTCTGTGGGAGAGATTGTAGCTTTGGGTACATGGGCGAATGTCGCAGGTTCGGGAATCTTGAAAAGACTTATATGCGGCTGCATCGCATCGCAACTCGGACGTGTGCAGACTGCGGAATATCTATCATGTTCCCACGTGTGCGATGCGGTGAATGTAATGAGATGCATCTACTCCGACTGAAGCGATCACTCTACTACGACCGATATCGCGTGAGGCGACAGGTTGCGTGTGGCGTATGCGGCAAGGGCGTAACTGCCCAAGGTCATACACAGTTGAAGTACTGCACTGACTGCAAGCCTGCAACAAGACGCATCCATAAGCACGTACGCAGGGCTCGCATCAAGGGGGCAACAACCGAAGCTTTCTCGCCTTGGGAAATCTTCAGGCGCGATGGGTGGAAATGCCAGATATGCCACCGCTTGGTTCGCACGGACGTTGACCCCAATCACGATTTATACCCCAACCTTGACCATGTGATTCCCTTAGCTAAGGGCGGCGCACATTCGCGTGCCAATACTCAATGCACATGCAGGAAATGCAATATAAGTAAAGGCGATTCCCTGCCGCGTGAAATTCATGAAGATGGGGTACGCGGGTGCGAATCTCTGGACCCCGGCATTCTTACAGCCGCGTGGGCCTCGCGTATCTATGTCGTCAAAAATCAAGGGGTTAGGTAATGTCGTTTCGAGGCAGGCCGCCCAAGCCGCTGGAAGATCATGAGATGCAAGGCACGTATCGCGCCGACAGGCACGGCGAGCCCAACGTGAAGTTCCGCCCTGATGGATACGCCAAAAAGCCCGAGGATTTGGGCGAATGGGGTATTTGGGTGTGGGATTTCATCATTGGGGAGATGAACCGCAAAGAGGTGGCAAGCGAAATTGACTCCATCGCCCTTGGCGAGGCGTGCCGCTGGTATGACCGCTACAGGCGCTTCGGGAAGATCGTGGACGATGCCCCGGACCTGTCCGACAAATCCATCTACCGACTCCTAATCAGCACCAAAATGTGCTGGGAGAAGTTCGAGGATTTGGCATCTAAGTTCGGCCTTGACCCCGCCTCACGTATGCGGCTGCACCTGAAGCCTGCAGAGAGCCCATCCGTTGTTCCTACACGTCAGCGGGGGGCCTCTTGACGCAAGGCATCGACAAGCTCACTCGCGAGTGGATTCGCAACGCGTCCGACGAAAAGGCGGCAAAGGCTGGCTGCCGGTTCGATTTGGAGCGTGCGGAGTGGGCCGTGTCGTGGATCGAGCGGTTTTGTCGTCTGTACGAAGGGGAGTTCGCTGGCCAGAAGATGGAGTTGCACGATTGGCAGGGCGAGGCGGTGCGGCGCATCTTCGGGTGGGTGAAGTTCTCCATCGAATGGAATCGGGAGATCCGCCGCTTCCGTCGTGGCAGCGTGTGGGTTCCGAAAAAGAACAAGAAATCCCCCACCTTGGCGGCGATCGGTTTGTATTTGCTGTGCGGGGATGGGGAACAGGGGCAGAAAGTGTTTTCGTGTGCGAAGGATGGTGGGCAGGCCATGATTGCCCACACGCACGCAATGGAGATGGTGCGGCGCTCGCCAGAGCTTTCCGCCGAATGCTCCATCAACAAAAGCACGGGACGCATTACGCATGAGCCTTCCCGCTCGTTTTATTCGGTGATTGCGGGCGACAACATCAATTCTCAGGAAGGGTTGAATGGGAGCGTGCTGGTGGACGAGACGCACGTGGTGGACCGACGACTTATGAAGGTTCTCAAAGGTGCTGGCATCTCCCGTTCCGAGCCCCTGCAGTTGGAATTCTCGACCGCTGGGAACAATCCTGATGGCTACGGGAAGGAACAGTTCATCTATGGCGCGGAAGTGGAGCGCGGCGAACGAGAGGATGAGGGGTATTTCTACCTCGCCTACGCCGGTTCTCAGGATTTGACGGATGATGAGCTGGATCGGCGATTGGTGGAGATTGGCAAGACGGCGAATCCGGCGTGGGGCCACACCATCCACGAATCGGAATTCGTCTCCGCTTATCAGCAATCGAAACATTCCATCTCCGAACTCGCCGATTTCAAGATGTATCGGCTTAACATCTGGCAGAAAACCACAAGCCCCTGGCTCCGTGTGGGCGCGTGGGAGGCATGCGCGGAGTCTTACACTGAAGATGACATGGTGGGGCAGCCATGCTATGCAGGTCTGGACTTGTCGCGGTCAAGAGACTCAACCTCGCTGACATTGGCATTCAAGTGCGACGATGGGATCATTCGGTTCCTTCCGTTCATTTGGCTTCCAGAACAGACGGCAAGAGAGCGCAATCACCTTGTTCCCTATGCGGATTGGGAGAAAAGCGGCGATATTTTCCTCATGCCTGGTGGGGTTTGCGATTATGCTTACGTAGAATCGAAGCTTGCCGAGTTGCACGCGAAATTCCAAATCCGCAACCTCGCCTATGATCCGTGTTATGCCGAGGAACTGACTCAGCGGCTCGAAGTGAATTACGAGATTCCCCGTGTTCTATTCAAGCAATCGCCGCTCAATTACACGGCTCCTACAACCGAATTTGAGCGTCTGGTCATTACCAAGGGTCTGCGCCACAACGGGAACAAAGTTTTTTCGTGGCACGTCGGGAATATTGGCATCAAGTTCGATCCGGTTACAAAGCTTCTGCGGCCCGTGAAGGTGAGTAAGGATGATTGGCGCTCCATCGACTCGGGGCAGGCCGCAATTATGGCACTGAGTCAGGCCATGCTTGATACCGAAGAGCCTTCCGTCTATGAAACAAGAGGTATTTTGACGCTATGAAAACCGCAACCAGAAAACAGAAGCGCAAGCGAGAGGCTCGGGCCGCAACGACCTACCAGACCCCGGCGCAATGGCTGATGGATATCCTCGTGGGTGATGTAGGAACTGCGGGCGTGTCGGTCAACGAACGCACAGCCTTGAACGCCGGAACCGTATTCGCGTGCGTCCGCAACCTCTCTGAGGACATCGCAAAGCTTCCGCTCATGGTTTATCGGCGTCTGCCGCGCGGTCGGGAGAAGGCGGACAATTCGCCGCTCTGGACCCTCCTGCACGATGCTCCGAATAATGAGATGACCAGCATGGACTTTCGGCAGGCGTGCAATATCGACTTGATGCTCGGTGGCAATGCCTACGCCGAAATCGTTAGCAATATCGGGGGAATGCCGCTTTCCATGCACAAACTCGACAGGCACCTTGTCAAGCCAAAGCGGAATGATGCCGGGCAAATCGTATACGAGGTAACGGACCCGCAAAATGGTCCAGTGATTCTCCCACAGGAAAAAGTCCTGCATCTGCGCGGCCTCGGTGACGGGCTGATGGGGTGGTCGATTATCAGGCTGGCGAAGGCGTCCATCGGACTTGCGATGGCTCAGGAAAAAAACAGCGAATCCTTTTTCGGGAATAGCTCGGTCCCGTCCGGCGTCCTGAAGGTGAAAAAGAAACTGGACCCCAAGTCCATCGACAACCTCCGCAAATCATGGGAGGCATTGCATGGCGGACCTGAGAATAAGCACAAAATCGCCATTCTTGAGGAGGATATGGAATTTAACCCTATGTCCATCAATCCCGACGATGCCCAGTTCCTCGAATCACGGGAATTCAGCGTGGAGGAAATCTGCCGGTGGTTCCGTATGCCGCCGCATAAGGTTGGTCACCTGAAGCGCGCCACGGGGTGGAGCACGCTGGAGGTAACCAATACCGACTACGTGATTGATACCCTGATGCCCTGGACCGAGCGATGGGAACAGGAAATCCAGCGAAAGCTTATCCCGAAGTCGGAAAAGAGCCTGTATGTGGAGCATTTGTTCGATGGAATGCTCAGGGGCGACTCGGCGGCGCGGTCTACGCTCTACCGCGAGCAGTTCAACATCGGAGCGCTGAGTCAGAACGATATCCGCGAGATGGAGAACCGAAACCCCATCGGACCCGAAGGCGATACGTACTACGTGCCGCTGAACATGGTTCCATCGGAAATCGCCGTGGAGGGTCCGCAAAAGCCGTCAGAGCCTGCTGGTCAGGCCGATCCAGAGCCCATTCCCGCCCCGGATCAGGGCGCAAATCGTGCAAGACGGCTGGAACTCATCGAAAGGGGCTTTGTGGACACGCTTTCAATGTCGCTCCGCAGCGTTCTGCGAGTGGAACAGGCAAGGGTTAATCAGTTCCGCGACAAGCCCGACTTCAAGGTATGGGCGAGCAAGTTTTTTGCAGATACGCCAATGCACCTTCGTGCGGCTATTGGGAGCGTAATGGAGGCGTTTACCGCGTCCGCATGTGCTGCGATGACCGATGCGGCCCCCACCGAACCTCTCCTGAAGGCGTTGGGTGAGGAGATGAACAAGATCGCGGAACGTCACACGTCCGTCTCCCTGTCGGAAATGGCGGAGCCCGCGAAGGTGGAGAACTGGATGGCGCGGGCCGATGTGGAAGCAAAGGCGGAACTGTCCGCCGTGTCGAAGATGATTCTGGAATTTGCAAATGGAGAAAATCATGGCTGAACGTTTTTGGGGTGTGAACAACGCTCCTGAAGTGGAAATCCGTAAGGCGGCTGATGGCTCGACCGTACTGGTTGGATACGCGGCTATTTTTAATAGTCTGAGCGAGGACTTAGGCGGCTTCCGGGAAATAATTCGCGAAGGTGCCTTCGACCAAGCCCTCGCGGAAAGGCCTGATGTGGCGGCTCGTGTGCAGCATATGGGCGGCTTGTCAACCATAGGCCGAACCACGAATGGCACCCTGAAGCTGTCCGTTGACGACAAGGGCCTCCGGTATGAGGTGACGCCACCCAATACCAGCGCTGGAAGAGATATTGTGGAGCTCGTCAGCAAGCGGTACATCAACAAGTCGTCTTTCGCATTTAGTCTCCGAGAGGACGGCGATAAGCCTGCCGAGAATTGGTTTTTTGAGAGCGATCCACCAACTCGCGAACTGCTGAACGTGAACCTCTACGATGTTGCGCCGGTTGACGGGCCAGCCTACGAAGCCACCTCCATCAACGTGCGGGCATTGGAAGTGGCACGCCAGAAAGCGCCGCCTCCCGCACCCAAGAAAAGCGACGCCGAGCTCCGCGCGGAGCGGCTGAAAGAGAACCGCGAGCGTATCGCGGCGTTTCGAGTCAAGTAAATCGAAAGGGAACTGAAAATGAAGGCGGATTTCTTCATCGGCAATAGTTTTAAACGTGATGTTGAATTGGAGGCAATTCCACCAATAGGGACTTGCATAATGCATGACGGGGTGTGCATTGCAGTGGTCCTAAATATCGCCCTTCATGTCGAACTGTCGAAGTGGTCGATTTTCTGCAGGATCAATAAAAACCGGAAAGTCACAGAAGTTAGGGAACGTTTTTTGGAGAACACAAATGTTTGACGACTACACCATCATCACCGGCCAGAGCCAGACCGACGTAATTGGACAGGTCAAGGCGCAGATGCGTGAAGGCTGGCAGCCCCTTGGCGGACTTGCCATCGCGGGGCGATCGGATCGCAATGGCGTGTACTTTTCGCAGGCGATGGGGAAGGCTGCACCGATGAAGATCGCCGCGCCCGTCAAGACGATTCCGCTCGGCACCGAGGTTAAGCCATCGAACGGGGGGATCTGAGTATGCCGCTTCCTCCCAAACCATGGCCAGACAAACCAATCGCGGCTCCTTCAATCCGCGCAACGCCGTATATCAATCCGCTCCTGCTCTGGTATCCACCGAGGATTCGCCCCATTCCAATGTTGAGACCTAAGTGAACGAGGATTTTGCAAATTTCAGGAGTTTCCAACAGTGCGTAATTCCACCAGCGTAGCCACGTGCATCATCATCGAGCGCCCGAAGTGTCCGAAGTGCGGCTCCCGCGTCAAGGGTGGGCATCACAAGGGCGACGTTCGATACCTGAAGTGCGCGTGCGGGCATGAATTCAAGGGGTTGGTACGATGAACGCGGGTAATATTTCCATGACCATTTCCGCCGATAGCCTCACGTGGGAGCTTAGCGATCTGCTTTCACTTTGTGCAGAGGCTATCGAAATGATCCCCGAATGGAATCAAGAGCGCGCAGAACTGATAGCCAAGCATCAGGCGTTGCGAAAAAGCCTGTTGGCGAAGGTTCAATGTAATGTGGGAAAATGACCAGAGATGAAGCGATTGCGATAATCGAAGGGATTAAAAGCCGAATCAAGAATGGTGCGTGGAAGCTGGTGGAAACAAGCCACCATCGCGATACCGTAGTCGCGGGCGCGCAATACGGATGGCAAACAATTATGCCCACCGCAATTTTGAGGTAACTCTAACTCTTACTGACGGGGAAACCGTGAACACTGAAACGAAAACCGAGACGGAACTTGAGCAGGCGGTGCGCGAATATCGGGAGGCGAAGCTCCGCTCGGACCAATCCTATATCAAATTTGCGGCACTTGAAAAGGCGCAATCTGCCGCGCTTGACGAATACCATGCTGAGCAAGGGAAGCAATCCGATGCGAGGGCCAAGCTTATGAGGGTGATTGACGTCGGTATCCGTTTCGATACTGCAAAAAACGGAAATCATTGCATCTGACCGTATTATCACGATAGACAGACCAATAGGCGAAATCATCAGCAGACGCCAAGAGCGAATATTGATGAATTCGTAACGATGAACTCCCACCCCAAGAGGGCGCGATTCATCCGGCATCGTTCACCAACTTTTTGAACGTGCCGGTAGCGCCCCTGCACGTCAGCAGACCGTCTCCGGCACCATTGGAGACGGCAAATGAAAACCATTCAGGAACTTCAGGATGAACTTAGCCACGCGGTGCGTTCGGCTGAGGACATCACGGTCGCTTGTGAGAAGCGCAACGATATCCCCAATGCTGGCGAGCAGAAGGCGATTGATGAACACCTCGCCCGCGCGAAGGAAATCCGCGACGAGATCGAGCATCTCAAGAAGGGGGAGGAGCGGATTGCGGCGGTCAAGAAGGCGCGGGAGGAATTGAATACCCCCGAAGCCCGCAAGACCTCGCCAGCCAATCCGCAGAGCGAACCTTCCACCAGCCGCGCCAATATCGAGATTCCCGGCTATGCGGCCCGCTACGGAAAGATGAAAGCCTTCCGCAGCAAGAATGCCGAAGCGGACGCATACAAGGCCGGTATGGTGCTGGCGGCTTCGCTGCACGGCAACTACAAAGCCATCCGCTGGTGTCAGCAGAATGGCATTGAACTCCGCGCCATGGGCGAGAGCAACAACGCATCTGCGGGCTTCCTCGTCCCCGAGGAGATGTCGCAGGCGATTATTGACCTGCGCGAAGAATATGGTGTATTCCGCCGGAATACCCGCGTTCGTCCGATGGCGAGCGACACCCTCATTGTCCCCCGGCGCACGGGCGGTCTGACCGCTACCTTCGTCGGCGAATCGACGGCGGGAACCGCATCGGACAAGACGTTCGATCAGGTCCAGCTTGTCGCCAAAAAGCTCTATGCCCTTACCTACGTCAGCTCCGAGCTGGCGGAAGATGCCATTATCAATGTGGCTGATGATCTCGCCCAGGAGATGGCCTACGCCTTTGCACTGAAAGAAGATCAGTGTGGCTTTACCGGCGACGGTTCCTCGACCTACGGCGGAATCACGGGCGTCAATACCAAGATTCTTGGTCTGGCCGGGGCCGTGGACGGCGCGTCCGGTCATGACACCTTCGCGGAAATCGACGCAACCGACCTCGCAAACGTGATGGGCAAACTGCCCCAGTACGCCCGGATGGGTGCGAAGTGGTACTGCTCTGCGGCTGCCTTTGACATCATCTTCTCTCGCCTTGCGGTTGGAGCTGGCGGCAACACGATCCAGACCGTCGCGGGCGCGGTTCAGCGTTCCTACCTTGGCTACCCCATCGAGATTTCGCAGGTCATGCCCACCACGACCGGCGATTTGTCGGATGTGGTCATGATCTTGTTTGGCGACCTCGCGATGGCGTCCAGCATGGGCGAACGCCGGGGCATCAAGGTCGCTCGTTCCGACGAAATCAAGTTCATCGAAGATCAGATCGCCATCAAGGCGACGGAGCGCGTGGACATCAATGTTCACGATGTTGGGGACGCAAGCACCCCCGGCGCGATCGTGGCGCTGATTGGCGAATAAACCGTAACCGCGTGGCGGGCTTCGGCCCGCCTTCCTTCCGACTCTCACGCACAAAGGATGCTTCACATGAGTATTTCCGCACAAAACTCGAAGGTGATCCCGCTGCTCGGACCGGCGACGGTTGCGACGAATGCGACGGGCTCCAATTACTTTGACCGGCGCGGCTTCAATTATGCCCGCGTCGATGTCACCCTCCCGCCCGCCACCGCCACCAACTCCAGCGCGAAGTTTATCGCTCTGGCGTTGTCGGAAGGCGACACCACTTCCTCTTTCTCGGCCTTCGGGAACTTCACCGGAACCACGAATTCGACGGCGGCCTCCACCGAGTTTGTTCTGCCTGTCCAGAACAACACGTCGGTTGGCGCGGTCCACAGCTTCTTCATCAATCTGCCACCCCGCAAGCGGTACATCAAAGTCGCACTGACGCCCCCGGCCTCTCACACCACGGTCTACGCCCAGGTGATTCTGAGCCGGGCTGAAATCGCGCCGGATACCGATACCGAACGCGGCGTGGCCGTGTCGGTCATTGGATAACGAAATCGGGGCGGGGTGCTTAAGCCGCACCTCGCCCCATTACCAGGGGAACTGAAATGAAGCTGAACATTGGCGCAGGGGATATTCCCCTGCCGGGTTACACGCCTGTTGACCGCAAGCTTGGGAGCGAGGCTTACCCGCTCGCGTATCCCGATGCGTCTGTCGATTGCATCCGGGCCTCGCACGTGCTGGAGCACTTTGATTGGCACGCGGTGCCCAAGGTCTTAGCCGACTGGTTTCGCGTGCTTAAGCCGGGCGGCGAATTGAAGGTAGCCGTTCCGAACATGCGATGGATTGCCGACAATTCCCTCGACCCCAAGGCCCCCTACTACATGATGGGCGGCCAGACGGATCCAAACGACTATCACAAATCCTGCTTTACCCTTGAAACGCTCTCCACCGCACTCAAGACGGCGGGCTTTCGCGACCTTGGGATTTGGCAGTCGGAGCTGCAGGATTGCGCCTCCCTTCCTGTGAGCCTCAATCTTCGAGCGCTCAAGCCGAAATCCAAGATGCTCATGCCCACGAAGGATACCGCCAAGGTGTCCGCGATCATGTCGATGCCCAGGCTGGCGTTCGCCGACAATATGTTTTGCGCCGTGCAGGCGTTGGGGCCGCTCAATATCCCGCTTATCAAAGTCACGGGCGCGTTTTGGGGGCAGTGCCTTGAGCGTGGGATGGGGATGGTGATGGATGATGGAACAGAATTCATCCTGACCATTGACTACGACACGGTGTTTGATGCTGAGACGGTGCAACAGCTTGCCCGCTTCATGGTGGAACATCCCGAAGCCGATGCGATTTCGCCGGTGCAGATCAAACGTGAAGAGGATTTCCCCCTGCTCACAGTTGAAGATGACCACGGGAGGCGGCGGGGGAACATCACTGGCGAAGAGCTGGCCCAGCCGCTCTTGCGCGTGGCATCGGCGCATTTCGGCCTAACGATGATGCGCGTCTCCGCGCTCAAGAAAGTTCCTCATCCGTGGTTCCTTGGTCAGCCCAATGCGGAAGGAAAATGGGAAGAGGGCCGGGTGGATGATGACATTTACTTTTGGAACAAGTGGAAAGCGGTTGGCAATACCCTGTTCCTCGCCCCGAGTGTTCGCATCGGCCATTTGCAATTGATGATTACCTGGCCCAACGAGAATTTCCTGCCAGTGCATCAGTACGTCAACGACTACTACAAAGCTGGCGCTCCCAAGGCCAGCGTGCAGCCCAGTTCCCCCAATCCATCGGCGACGGTCGCTATGGCCGCGCCGGTGGATGGGGAGATTATCAAGGGGGTGCTGTCATGACTTGTATTGTTGGACTTGTAACCCCGGAAGGCGTCCACATTGGTGGAGATAGCGCTGGCGTCAGTGGTTGGGATTTAACGGTTCGCCGCGATGCTAAAGTATTCATGGTTGGCGAAGCGGTGATTGGTTGCACAACGTCATTCAGAATGGGGCAATTACTTCGATTCAATCTTTCGCTTCCAATGAAGGCGGAAGGGATGGATGAGTTTCAGTATATGGTTACTCAGTTCATTCCTTCCGTTCGCGCATGCCTTAAGGATGGCGGATTCGCAAGCAAACAAAACGATGTCGAGTCTGGTGGATCGTTCCTCGTGGGATATAGAGGAAGGCTTTTCGAAATCGCCAGCGATTATCAAGTTGGTGAAAACGAGTGCGGATTCGCGGCCGTCGGTTGTGGCGCAAGCTACGCGTTGGGTGCGGTTGCGGCGTCTTACGCATTGCCTCCATATGAGCGAATCACTTCAGCGCTGAAGATTGCCGAACAGTTCTCAGCGGGTGTGCGAGGGCCATTTACTGTCTTAACTGCCGGAGCGAAGAAATGAAGGTCCGCGTCAAGCGTGCATTCCAAAATTACCGCGTGGGCGATGTCCTGCAGCCGCCGGCACTTCTCCGCGATGACCTCCTTCGCCGGGGCTTCGTGGAGCCGGTGAAGGAAACTCGGGAGGCGGCGGTTGCTTCCCCCATTGAATCCGCGATGCAGCCCCCCGCGAAACGCGCCTACCGGAAACGGGAGCAACTGTGAGCAGTCTCGCCTATCGACAGACGGTCGCGCCAACCTCCGAGCCCTTGTCGCTCGCCGAGGCCAAGCTGCACCTGCGCGTCGATAGCACGGACGAGGATTCGCTTATCGAGTCCCTGATCGTGGCGGCAAGGGAGTACGTCGAGAACCGCACAGACCGGCAGCTCGTCACGGCAACCTATGTGCTCAATCTGCGGACGTTTCCCGTCTGCCTCGAACGCAATGAGCAATGGTACGAAATCCACCTGCCCAAGCCTCCTCTGCAGAGCGTGACGAGCGTTACCTATGTCGATCTTGCAGGGAATACGCAAACCCTCTCCACGGGCGACTATGTGGTCGATAACTCCCAGGTGATTGGCCGCATTCTCCCCTCATACCTGCAATTCTGGCCGGTCGCGCGGGACTTCCCAAATTCTGTCACCGTCACCTATGTCGCGGGCTACGGAACGGCGGAGAACATCCCTGAAGGCATTCGTGCGGCAATGAAGCTCATCATCGGGCATCTCTATGCCAACCGCGAGGCGGTGAACGTTGGGAACATCGTCAACGAACTACCGATGGCCGTGGATGCCCTGCTGGGATCGTACGCGGTCCCGGAGGTGCACTGATGGCCGATGTTCTCAAAGCCGGTGACTTAGTGGAGCGGGTGGAGATTCAATCCAACACGCCCACTGTTAACGCGCGGGGCCAGAGCGTGGAGGTCTGGTCCACCGTTGCTACCCGTTGGGCGAAGGTAATTGCAAACACTGGCAGCGAATCGGAAACCGCCGGGAAGCTGATTGCGATGCGCCGCTTCGATGTGACGCTCCGCACGTATCCCGTCACCACAAAAATGCGGCTCAAGTGGAATGGCGTCTATATGTCCGTGAACGCGGTATTGCCGATCGGCATCAGCCGCGCCGGTATTCGCCTGATGTGCAGCGAGGTGGCGGCATGAGAGCTGGCGGCGGCATCAAGATCGAGGGGCTTTCGGAGCTCAATCGCAAGCTGGGCATGATTCCCGATGCGATTCGTATCAAAGCGCTCAAATCGCTCATGGAGCACGCTGCGCAACCCATCGTGGAAGCGGCGAAGGCCAATGCTCCTGTATTGACGGGCGAGCTGCGGGCCAGCATCGGCACCACGCGGCCAAAGGAAAAAGACGGGACGATCAGCATTCAGGTCCAGCCTGGCGAGGGCTTTTTCTTCGGGGATGAGTATTACGCCGGCTTCATCGAATTTGGTCATCATCTCGGGAAGCGTGGCACTCTCGGAAGAAAGTTCATTGAACCGAAGCCCTTCCTGCGCCCCGCCGTCGATAGCCAAGGAGAAAACGCTATCGGTGTCATGGTGGATGGCGTGGGCAACATCGTTGCGGGGGTGATGGGATGAGCATCGGTGCGGAAATCTATTCGCTGCTCTCGGCAAGCGCCGCCCTCACAACGGCGGGCGTGAGTGCCATCAAGCCCGGATTCGCCCCGCCCGACACCACGGGGAACTACATCACTTATCAGCAGGTGAGCGGGCCGCGTTCGCATTCACTCGCAGGCGCTCAGGGCCTCGCCAATACCCGCTGGCAATTCAATATCTGGTCCGCAAGCGCCGTCACAATGGACGCCATCTCCAAGGCGCTTCGTATATTGCTCGATGGATACAGGGGAACTCCAAGTTCGCAGTTGATCCAAGGCGCGTTCCTGGTGGATGAGCGGGAGACTCCAAACTCCTCGCCCGATGCCGATGCAGACCGTCTGTACGGGGTCCAACAGGATTACATGATCCACGCCGAGGAACCTTTGACTTAGGAGAACCCTCATGGCATCCGGTGCAAGCATTGGCCATACTACTTCCCTCGCGTACGGGACTTCCTCAAGCGCGACTTCCGGCACATCCATTACCGCCGTGGGCGAGGTGAAAAGTTTCACCGGCCCCAGTCCGACCGTTACGGACGTGGATGTGACCAACCTCGAATCCGCCAACTACCACAAGGAATTTATCCCCGGCCTGATTGATTCCGGGGATCTGGTTGCGACCGTCAGCTACGGCAAGGCGCAGACCACCAGCGTTTACGCCCTGCTACGGACGAGCAAGTGGTGGATCGTCACGCTTCCCGACACTTCGACGTGGCTCGTGGAGGGCTATGTGAAGGGATTCGGTCAGGAACAAATCGAATCCGAAAAGGAAATCACTAATACGATCACGATCAAGGTTGTTTCGAAGCCGGTGTTCACGGCTGCATCCTGATTTTTTTTGGAGGAACTGCTATGGGTTTGAAAGAAAAGATTCTCGCGGCGAATGACTTGGCGCGGGAGTCCGTCGAGGTGCCGGAATGGGGCTGCACACTGTATCTCCGCATCATGACCGGCACGGAGCGCGATGCCCTGGAATCCGAGTCTATGGCCAGTCGAGGCGGCGACTCCGCTGCGAACATGCGGAATTTCCGTGCGCGGCTGATCGCTCGCGTGGCCTGTGATGAAGCGGGAGTCCGCATCTTCTCGGATTCGGAAATTGAGGCGCTGGGTGCCAAGTCCGGGCTGGTACTCGACCGTCTCTACGCCATCGCATCCCGAATCAACGGCTACACGAAGAAGGATGTGGAGGACATCGCAAAAAACTGATGCGCCGCCCACTTCGCCGGTTCGCCTACAAGCTGGCGCTGGCTACAGGGCGGCTGGATGTGGATGAGGTGCTGGCGCTGCCGCTGAACAAGCTGATGGAGTGGCAAGCCTACGGCCTTACAGAGCCTTTCGGCGAGGAACGCGAGGATTACCGAATGGGAATGATTTGTGCAGCCATCCTGAATCCGCAGCGGAAGAAAGGCGCGCCCGCATTCACGCCGGGCGACTTCATGCCCGACTTCGGAAAGCGGTTTCGTGAGGTAAACCAGCTCGCCCTCGAAGTCCAGATTCATCGCGTGATGAGCACGATTGCACGTTCGTTTTAGGTTGCACGCATGAGCACGATTGTTGCCGCGACAATTTCTATAAACATGGCGCTTGAGACGGCGGGACTCACCACCGGCCTTGACCGCGCCACGAAATCGGCGGCATCGTGGGGGAGGAGCCTCGAAAGCCAGATTCGGGTTATGGAGATGGGGGCGGATCAGGCGAAGCTCTATGACCTGGCCTTGCGTGGCGTCGATATGGGCGTTCGCGACGCAGTGCGTGGACTGCTCGAAAAGAAGCGGGCGATGGAAGAAAGCGCCGCCGCCGAACGTGATGCGGCCACGGCAGAGGCCGAGTACGCGCGACAGCAAGGGGCCGAGTCAGCCGCAGTCGCCAATCGCGCGAGGGCGATATTTGAATCGACCCGAACTCCGGGCGAGAAGTACAAGTCAACCCTTGGAGATCTTCGCTCACTCTTGGATGAGGGGGCAATATCACAGGATACGTTCGCTAGGGCCACGCGGGCAGCCGCCGGGGAGATGTCGGCCGCCACGGTTCATGGAAAACTCCTCTCCGGGAGTTTTATGGGCATCATCGAGCGGCTCGGCCCCATCTCGATTGGCCTTGTCGCACTGGACCTTGTTTCCAAGCAAATCGGGAAACTTGGTCAGGCCGTGGCGGATGCCAATTCGAAATACCAATCCGGCTCAATATCGGTCGGGGAATTCTATAATCAAATCGCGATGGGGATTCCCATTGTTGGAGGAACCGTCAAGGGTTTTCTTGATATCCGGGAAGCCATCACGGGCGAGCAGGCGAAGCTTGCGGCTGCTGTAGCCGCAGAGAAAAAACATCAGGACGAACTACGGGAATCCCGGCAAGCCATGCGACAGCTCGCCGAGGAAACCCAGCAGCGTGCGAGGTCGCTGGACGATCTTACGGAAAGCCTGTTGCGACAGGCAACTGCACAGGCGTACGCGAACGATCCAGATGCTCAAAGGTCGCGCGCACGCACTTCCCGCGCCGAAGATATTGGACGCCAGCGACAGGAGGCACTGAAGGCTGCAAAGGCTACAGAGGGGGATTTGGCGGACCTTCGCGCACAAATTTCCACCACGCAAGCCTACTTCGATGCGTTTCACACGAAGTCAATCGGAAAGCAGTTGGACATCCTGAAGGATCAGCTTGCCGCCGCGAATGAACGTTTCAACGACATTGACAGGGCCGCAGACCGCGCCCTCGCCGCCAATGAGCAGGCATTCGATGCCGAGAAGGTGCAGGCGTTCAATGATGCCCTGAAAGACGTGCAGGACACAATTGACGCGGCGGTCGAGGCGGCGGAGGGCTTGGATGATATCGAGCAGAAGGTTCGCGACTTCATGGCTAACCCGATGGCGTCTACGGAGGACATCATCAAGTACCAGGAGGCATTGGAAAACGCGGATGCTTTTAAGAAGTCGCAGGAGGACGCGAAGGCATTCACGGAAGAGGTGAAGCGACTCACGGAGGACACTCGCACACCGCTGGAGATGTTCCAGGAGAAGGTCCAGCACATTCGGGATTTGATGGCGAAGGGGCTCGATACGGACGTGGGCGCCCGCGCTATCGACAAGGCCCGGCAGGATTACCAGAACGCGCTGGAACAGCAGCCCATAGGCGAGCAGAAGCTTGCCGCCCACGAATTCCGATTCGCTTCGGAGTTTACTTCAACCAACAAAACCGATGATTTGGTTCGCAAGACTGAGGACCATACTCGCCGCGCATCAGACACGCTCGATTTGATGTGGCAGAAACAGCAGCAATCTGATGTGGCGGTAGTGGAGATTCCGGCATGAGCCTTGTAAGCGCCAAGATCAAGAACCGCGAAGCGAGCTCCAATACCAGTTCACGCAGTGAGCGCTGGACCTATGCGGTAGTCATGGACAGTGCGGACGATACCGCCATTGATGCCCAGTTGGCGGTGGACGTTCCCCTCTTCACAGTGCACCCCGTCGATTCGGGCATGGTCTGCACCCGCGTTGACGCCAAGTTTATTCAGGACTCAGCGTATGCCTTCGAAGTAGTGGTGGAGTTTTCGACCATTGCCCCGACGCAGGGTGCGGCGACTGATCCGCTAAGCCAGTCAATCCAGATCAGCGGAGGGGGACTGGAATCGACGTTGCCATTCGGGCGGGACAAAGCGGGAAAGGCCGTCAAGAATTCCGCAGGGGATTCCTTCGATAGCCTCCCAACCTACGTCCAATACGATGAGCAAATCAATGTGACGCTGAATCAGGCTTCCATCAGCCCCGATCTTTTCAATACGTATAGAGGGGCGGTGAACAGCGATGATTTCACACTCGTCTATCCTGATGGCATGGAGCGGGATTTCGATGCAGGTGTCTGCAAAATGGGGGATATCACCTATTCGTACAAATTTTCGAACGGCGTGAATTACTGGGAGGTGACCTACCCCATTCTGATCCGCGTTGTCACCGATGAAGATATATCCGTTGCAACGCTTAATGGCACTCCCGTTCGCCCGTGGAAACGGAAGATCGTGGACGAAGGTTATTACGAGTGGGCGGAATCCGAGCGCGTGCGGTGCGTGGATAGCGACGGGAAGCCATGCGTCACGCCTCAGAAACTCGACGGCACCGGCGTTGCGCTAACAGATCAGGAAGCGGAGCCCGTGGCGCTGCTGTTCGAGGACTACGTTGAACTTCCGTTTGGCACATTGGATCTTACCTAAAGGATTGAAATATGGCCGTTGCTTCCATGATCCAGGGCGATCAATACTTCAATGGCAATGTCGGTATGAAAACCCTCTCACCGCCAGCCGGCTGCATTACCAACGCCGCTATTGAGGCGCTGGCGGGTATCGACGCCACGAAGGTAGATCATCAGCATCGCATGGTCTACTCGCAGCCCAATACTACCGCCACAAGCGAAACGCGGATGCTGTTCGTCTGCTACGGCGCTACCGGCACCGTGATTGCGTTCCGCGCGGGCTCTATCGTGGCGGCGCTCACTACAGCGACCGTTACGCTCGACCTCAAGAAGAATGGAACCTCCATCCTTACCGGGGTCATTACGCTGGATAATGCGAACACGGCGCGCGTGGTGGAGGCTGCCACGATTAGTTCCGCCTCCCTTGTGACCGGTGACGTGCTCGAAGTGGTGATTACCGCGACGGCGGGCGGCGGCACGCTCCCAACCGGCGTGTTCTGCTCGTTGACCGTGAACGAAGAGGCGCAGTAGTGGCGAAGTCGGTTCAATTCACGGAGGCGTCAGCGGCCCGCATATCCAAGGTTGTGCGGCGCGTCGAGGGTACGCCCATTGACCTGCGGAATACGCTACGTAGGCAGCCGCGATTAGGGGATGAGCCCGACTGGATCCGCGTAATCGTCAAGCACAACGGGGGGAGTGCCGGAACTTCGACTAGTGCTTGTACTCTAGCCTATGACCTTTACCTCCCAACCGATACCGGCAACGTCACGAAGCTAAATAAATCTGGTGCGATTCAGCCCAAGTGCTCCCGCGCACGCATCATTACTGCCACGATCACTGCGGCACCAGATAACTCGGTCGCTTCGGCCTATTACGATGAGACTGGCACAATCCAGCTATTCGACTGTCAGGAAATCGTCACTCAAAACAACTGCTCGTGAACTATGGCCGGAAACGGAATACAAGTCGGCTCGGACGGCAAGATCCGCATCAAGAACAACGGCATCGTGATTGCAGGCAGCGGCGATCCATGTTGCTGCACCCCACTCAATCCCACGGCTCTGATTTTCCAGCTCGACAGCATGACTCCCTGCTGTGTCGAACGATTCCCTGCAAATTCGATTTTTACCGACCCATCGCCCTTCGAAGGCAACCAGTATTCAATCAATTTCGGATGCAGTCTCAACTTGTGGCACACGGGGCTACAAAGGACTGACTACACGGGTTCGAGCTGTACAGGCACTCCAACCGTAAATGATGCCACGCTTAATATATTAAACTCATTTAATTCGCTTTGGAGTGGTCGAAACTTCAACGCGCAAAGCGCTCGGGAGGTTTTTCCTGCTGGAATAGATATGAGTTTTTTCGTCGGCGCTTTAACGATCAGTGCGAGTACGCAAGTGTTGTCCAACGTGCAATCCGCGTGCAATCCACTAGGAATTGGCCAAAACAATAACATCGCGGCGACGGGAGGAACTGTCACTTATCGTTATCTATTCGCAACGGCAACCTGTTCAGGCTCAACAACAGGTTCATTCCCCAATACGGTTACACTCTCAAGCTATACCAACGCAGCTCATTCCGATTCCGTGGCTGTGACCATCGCTTCCGTAGGGGGTAGTAGTGAATGGGTTGCGAACAGGGCCTCTACCGCGTCCGGCATATTTCCCGATTCTACCAGTACGGACTTATCGGCGGGGCCGTGGTGGCTCACGATCACAAGCGCTACTTCCGGGACTGGCAATCTCACCCTGACCTTTGACCTTGCGGCAAATGCCAGCGGCTCCTCACGAAGCGCTTTTCTATTCGTCAACAATCTTCGAATTACGATAACACAGAACGCATGACCATTAACTGTAAATTCTGGCGCGAAGGCTCATGCTTGAAGATGTGCTTTGGCGGACGGCCCAGTGAGGCCCATTGCAAGACATGCCATCACTACAAGGTGCAAAACGGTATTCCAATGCCGTCACCAGACCCGAAGGTATTGGAGGCTATTGCGAGGCAAGTAGGGGGATGCAAGGGATGTGGCGATCCCGGCGGGCTTACTGGA